GATATCTGAAATAACGAAAAGAGATTTGAACCCTCCGGGAAAGGTTATGGGTGCGGTGACCTCGGCACCGCAGGTAGGACACTTAATATTAATATCTAGTTCCGTTCCAATTTTTATAGTTTCACAAAGTTCATAATAGAGAGAAAATTCCTCCTTGGACCAATCGTCAGACTCTCTCATCCTCAGAGCAATCTCATTAAATCCTAGATTTCTCCACTCATCAAAAATGAAAGGGGCAATTTTAATGAAGCTTTCATCCACCTCAATCCCTCTTTTATCACACTCAAATACAAAATCTGAAACTGCATTCATTACTCCAATAGAAGGAACAGACATTTTAATTTCTTTCCCAATTTTTCTAACCGGGAAAACAAAATTTCTAGTTAAAGGAGAATAGTACTTCATTACTCTCTGGTCAATGTCATAAGAAGAAAGAACACCGGTTCTAAGCTCTATCCCATTATTAATGGGGCAAGCATTCTTATCCTTGCATTTGGACTCAGGAGTAATAATAATTCTATTTTCACCTTGGATGAAGGTCAAGTCTCTAATTGCCATGATGAGGAAGAATCTGTCCTCGTGCTTTAGATCTTTATATGAAACAACCCCCTCATTAGGGAAATGCATAGTGCTACACTTGCTAAGGATGAAATTTAATTTTTCATCCAAGTCGATTAAATCGTCCTCATCAATAGTTGAGAAGTGTCTAATTTCTTTGACTTCTGCAGATCTAATTGCAATCTTTGTTCCTTCTGGGTAAAAAAATCCTCTAGAAGGAAGAACTGCCAATGGGAGATTTTTCCATCCAAAGTCTAGACCGGGTGAAAATTCGGGCTGTGGAATTCTTTTTGGTTCAACCCTTCCCAAGTCGGGAGATCGTTGAACGGGAGGAACTATAGGTTCAACTCTGGGCTCTTCAAAAATCGGTGAATCTGGCTCCTCAAAAATTGGAGGGGTGTATAAGGGGTTTTGTCTTGCCTCTAAATCTTCAGGGGTTGGACTACTAATAGGGGAGGGAACAAAAGGATCATCATACACAATTCCCCCTTCCATTTCTTTTCTAGCTAGGATTTCTTCCGGAGAAAGACCTTTTAAAATTCCACTTTCGTTTGGATTCATAATTATTTACTTTATACTTTATATACTCATCCACACAAAAAGACGAATATTCTTTAAAGAATATTCGTCTTTTTTTAAAGATTATTAGTTTAAATTATCCAGAGACTTTATCTATAGCTACTTTAGCCTGTTTTACCACAGGTTTTTCTAGAGCAGTTTTCTTAATGTACTCCACAGAGTTTCCCGCACTATCCTCCTTAGAATAGTCATCAACTATGGGTTTAATTGCTTTTAGAAGTGCTTCAGAAAACTTGTCCATCTTTAGGTTCTGATCTTTTTCTCCTACATAATAAGTAAAGATGTAATCATCTTTTTTTCTGTAATTATTGTTAGCAGACTGATCTTTATTGTATTTATTAACTGGGAAAATATCTTTTCCTGCCAATAAAAGAGCTTGAGCAATTCTAAATCTAGTTTTATAGTCTGTTTTTCCGTAGACCTTTTGAATATTAGCAAAGCTAAGACCTGTAGATTCAGAATCCTTGTCCCTCTTTACTAGTTCATCAATAGCAGCCTGAGCTCTTTTTGGGTCCCAGTCTTGCACCCCCTCGTTTAGAGAATGAACGAAAGAATCGAAATATGATAAATTTTTCATTTGCTAATTTTTTAGATGAATTGATCCTGCCAGTAGTCTGCCTTCCAGCTAGTAGCTAGAGTGTATAGAGTTTCCCCTGCATCATAGTTTAGATCCATTGGATTCAAATCTGCAGTTAAGAAGCAATTGTTTAAGCTAATTCTTCTAAACACATCTCCTTGCTTATTGAAGATAGAAACCACGATAGATCCAACGTAGTCTTTCTTCAGACCCATTGCACCTGTTAGAGGGTTGTAGATCAAATCTGCCCACTGCCTCATGATTTTGTAAACAATCATAGAGTTCTGCTCGTTCAAGTTCACCTCGAAATCTATGCTAAATGCAACAGAAGTATCTGAAGGAGCACCTCCTGCATATCTTCTTTCTGCAAACTTATAAAACTGACTAGCAGCTCCTGCAGGCTGAATATCAACTGCAAGACCTGATATCTTCTTCACCTGCTGGGTTAGAATTCCTTCTCCTCTGAATCTAGTATTAGCTAAAGTAACACTAGCAGGAGGTGTAATCAAAACCTCAAACTGGTTGAGATAAACTGGTTCGTACAGTTTTACTCCGGCTGCCGAGTTGGTAAAATGTGGTAATCCTGCCATTTATTTTAATTTTTTTATGAGAATTGATCGTCCCAGTAATCTACTGCCCACTGTAGGCTAATGTCATATAGTTCAGTTCCTCCGTAGTCTAGTTCCATCGCACCAATAGGGGCAATAGGGAAACAGTCTCTACAGGTAATTCTTCTAAATACATCCCCTTGCTTATTGAAGACTGAAAGAACAATAGTTCCAGTATAATCTCTCTTTAGACCCATCGCACCAGTGAGAGGGTTATAAATTAAGTCTGTCCATTGTCTCAAAGTCTTGAACACGTACATGGAGTTTGCATCATTCAAGTTGACGGTAAAGTTAACGGTTAGATCAAAAACTGTGCTTTCCGGTTTTGCACCTGCATAGTTTCTAACTGCAAACTTGTATTTCTGCTGGGTTGCAGCAGGAGTTTTATCAACGCCTAAACCTGAAATGCTTGTCACCTGTTCAACCAGAATTGGTCCTCCTAGGACTGCTGCCGGGGGCGTAATAAGAACTTCAAACTGGTTGAGATAAACGGGTTCGTATTTGTTTATCCCAAACAGTGAATTCTGATAGTGTGGTAATCCAGCCATTTAGTTCTTTTTTTCTTTTTTCTTCTATTTATCCTTTTCCTTCTTTCCGTCAAAAATTAATTAGACGAACTGAATGAATCCTCCAGCTGCAATTCCTCCTGTTCTAGTAACAGTAATTCTGTTGATGAACTTCTGAATACCTCTAGCAGGTTCAAGAATGACGTCGATGATACCTATGTTTTGGTCGATTACTGAAGGAGGGTTGTTTGAAGCATCCATGATTACTTGGTAAGCATAGATTCCTCCGCCAGATCTAACCCCGTCAAGGTAGTTGTCCACCAGAGTCTTGATTTCAAGTCTGATAGAATCCTCGTTAAAGTCGAACAAGTAGTTAGAAAGAATTTGTTCTACGTCGTTCTCTACGCTGATCAGTAGATCCCTTACGTGAACTAAGCTGAATGCGGAATTAACTGTTTGATAAGCAGTTTGGTTACCGAATATAACAACTCCTAGTCCTCTCTTCTTGATGATTGGGTTAATACCAAAAGGCTCTAACCATCCTCTATCGTCTTGAGTGAAGTCATATTCAACTCCAACTAGGTTTGTTCCTGCGATTGTTCCTCTCTTCTGACCTGCTACGATAGCGTATGGTTCACCGTTTGCAAATTTAGCAACGAAGTTGTTGGAAACAAATGCTGCTGGTGGAACGTTTACGTTTCTGTTGTTTTCTCTTAGAGTGATATAAGGAGCATAGAATGCTGCGAATGATGCCCCAAGAGGCTGAGAAGGCAGGGAGAAAGTATAAGTTGGGTTCAGAGATAAGTTACCTCCGTCTGCAATATATTGAGTTTGTAGTTCCGGATATGGATTAACTGCAGTTGGAGCTGCAGTAAATCTAGGATCTACAGAAGCCTGGAACTGAGCCATTGAAGGAGCGTTGATTAAAGCAAGAGCTTGTCCTCTCATCATTGCTAGCTTACTCAACTGGTATTTAGAGTTAGGAAGAATTACTCCGCTGAAGGTATCAACGATGTATCTGAACGAAATAACGTCTTTGGTTGCAAGAGTTGCTGCAATGTTCGTGTTGTACATAACATCTAGAATTGCATTTACTCTAGCGTCTGTTCCATCCGGTCTGTGGAAGTCACCCAGCTGGAATCCTTCCAGATATGTAAAGTCGAAAGATGTGGTAAACTGAGGAATGGACTGGAACTTTTGAACTTGTAATCCGCTGCTTCCTCCTGAATAGAAGTAGATAGGTCTTGCAGTTGTTACTGTTACAACCCCCGAAATTGAAGTGGTAGCTACAGAAGTAACTTTAGTCAATCTCTGCTGTCTATTTGTGTTCTCAATTTGGCAAAGATCTTGGTCGGTTGAAACTAGAAGATCTCCTACTGAGATTGTGTATAGGTCGCTGTTCATCTTGAAAGATGTAACGCTAACCTTTCCACCAATTCCTCCTGAAACCTCGATGAATTCGTTGATGCTAGCAACTGAAGAAACTATGTCCAACTTATAAGTAGCAGGAAATCCTGCAATTTGTCCAGTTGTATTAGAAGCGTATGTTGCTCCGAAGTTAGCAATTGGAGTTAGGGTAGTTGAAGTTCTAGAAACGTTGGTATAAGCAAAAGCATAGTAGATCGAATATTGATCTCTATCAACTCCAAGAGCATAAGTTAAGTACTGCTCCTGAGTTTGAGAAGCATTTGTATAAATTAGATCTCCATTTTGAAGTTCTTCGTATAGAGCATTCTGATAGAAAGAAGTGGTAAGCTGTCCGGTTAGAGCATTTACATATCCTCCCGTTGCAGCTGAGGATGTTGCTCCAGTTCCTCCTGGATTTAAAGAATATGCTATTCCAAGAGCATCTGAAGCTGCAAGGATATATGCAGTTCCGCCGATTATATCTCCAGTAATTCCACTAGGAACATAAGTTGTAGTTGAGTAGTCTGTTGCATATGGGGTAACTACAATTCCCAAATCTCTATATCTGGTAATATCTAGAGGGTGACTAAATGCAATTTGAAGTCTTCCACTAACCTCGTTTACGTTAGCAACTTGAAGCTTAATTAGATCTCCGTTGCTAAACTGACTAATCACGTTGTCGGTATATCCTGCAGTAAT